CCTACATACAACTTCAGTTAGATTGCAGAACTGATTGGGTCGTAGTATAATCTCTGAGCAAGGGTTCGTACCAAATTCTATATCAGATACCCTTCGTCCATTCTGTGCAGCCTTCATTTGTGCAGACTGACGGTTGAAGATACCTCTCTCACCACTCTTGCTCTCATACAAGGACTGCCACTCTTTCATAAAGACACCAGTATCAGGACGTTCTGTATAAACAGCAGAGTTATTAGCCAAGGTTCTCTCTGGATTAGTGTGGGACCAAGCACCAGATTTGGCTGATCTCATACGATCATCAGATAGATTGGATAAAGAGATTAAAGCTGACCTACGTACTCCTCCTACAACTACTACATCTCCTACCTTGCAGACAATATCATGACACTCAATGGAATTAAGTTTCCTACCTCTGGCTTCTTCAAACTTACGAATGGTAAAGTCAAATAGATCCACCAATGGTTGTGGTCCACTTGCCCTTCCACCAAAGGTCTTTAGTCTTGAACCAGCAGGACGTATTTTACTTGCATCTATCTTGGGTATCCTATTTGTATATAGGAAAGAGATAAGATCTTTAAAGGCTCTTGCCCATCCTTCTTTGGAATCAGCTATGCTAATAACATCATCTGTTCTTTCAAAGTTCACATCAGGAATAGTAGGAAGCTGATTAATATACTGACGTTCCACAGAGAACCCCACCCCTGTACCATTCATAAGAATATAAAGTATCTCATCAAAGGACTTTGGATTATCCACGGGTATGTAAGAACAATTATATCCTGCTATGTTCTCACGTTCCAAGGCAGGGCCAGCAGCCATCAATGCTCTCATGCTTGGCATTACCTCAAGAGATAGGATAGCATTCCTTATAGTTGACCAATCCCTTGTATCAAGCTGATCTTTAATGCCAAGATTATTCTCTACATGATTACGAAAGAAAGTAATTAATCTGTTGACAGTTTCATCCCATGTTTCCCTACGTCCTTCTTCCTCTAGCCATCTGGAATATCTGGACAAGTAAATAAAATTCTGGTACTCAGTTGGTAAGTTCATCCACTTTCTCCCCATATTCTAATTCAATGCATAGATCAATATAATGTCTGGCCTTTAATAAGTCCTGTAGACCTTCTCCCTTTAAATGACTTCGTGTAATATATTTAATAGCATTTCCTTTACACCAATTAAGATCGTTAGCCATTATATATTCTGTCGGTTGTATCTTTAATTTTTTATAATGATCTCCTCCTACTTGATGTTCTCGTGCTGACATTTCATTGCTCCTATTTTGTAGTTCTAAGCATTCTGTAAATGTGATATCTGAATACTCCCTGTTTATCAGAGTTTATAACTTCATATGCAAAACTTCTAACGTACCCCGGCTCAACTCCAGCATGATCACATATAAATTCAAAGTTATCACACGTTACTCCCACACTACATTGAAACCAAGCCTTTGCCCTTTTCTTATACAGATCATTTTTATTCTGTGTAGCATCCAATAAAGCCCGAAGAATAACAGCCAAATATAATCTACGATCAGGATGTTTTTGATCAAACTGAATTATAGGATCTATAAATATATCATCTGGATCTTTGATCTTCATCTATATAATGCTCAACAGGTCTGTACCATTTTCCTCCTACATATGAATTGTAGAATGCTGGCTCATCTGTTCCCTCCAGTGTTGTTGAAAGTACGTTGTACTTCATTTGAAAATAACATTCATAATATCTTAAACTCCTTTTGTTTTTATACTCAGCTATCACCTCAAATTTAAAATGTTTCTTACCTATCTTTTTAATATCATCCAGTAAAGACTTAGAGGAACCCATATAAATTTCCCACTTTGACTTTAGTTTACTTCTTCCAAGAAAATATTGTTTACATCCTATATATGCTTTTCTATTTTTCTTGTTAGTGATAATGTATACAAAGCCAAACTTATTCAGATTGGGAGTAAACTTCCTACGGGTTCCTCTTAATTTCCAATGCATTACCAGTTTAAAATTTCAGGGACATCAGGAGTTCTATCCACTTTCGTAAGATACCTGTTACTATTTGCATACTGGAATACACGTAACCCTTTACCATGATTAGCATCTTGCCAGCAAAGTCTTTTATGATTGCAGTATACACACCCCATAGCAAGCTTACGGTTACCAGAAGCCCCATCAGCAATATCGGAATAGCATTTATCAGGAGGTGTATCGGTATCCATAATCTTTTTAAGACGTTTAATTTTATCTCCTGCATTAATCATCTCCATTGAATGTACTGGTGTTAAACATATTTCTCCAGTTTGTTTGTTGATGGCAAGGAAGGCAGCTTCCTCCACATCATTCCCCTCTGCATAGGCAGAGATTTGTTCTATATACCCAAAAGGATCATCCTCTTTCAGAGTGCCATCCCTGAATTTGTCGAACCCTCTGTGAGAAGTACTCTTACAATCAACCAATACTCCATCTATTTTACAATCTTGATGCCCTTTAACTCCTTCCACATTAACTTCTTTCTGTGCTTCTGTTACCTCATGACCAGAAAGAACAGAGAATAGAATAAGAAGTTCTTCCAAGATATGTCCATATAGAAATTTAATACGTGTACTAGGATCTAGAGGAATAGATTGATCAGTACATTGCTTATCATACCATAGTTGACGAGCAGGTCTACCAATACTGGACAACCTTAAACCTTTTCTATAGGTAGGACTTTCATTAAGGAATGTTTTCACATGCTGTTCAACATGTTGTGCAAAGAGACTAACTTGTCTGTGCATTACATCCTGATCTAGATCATTACCTTCTGGCCCTAGCAGATTATATATATCCTGTACTAATGTGTCTATTGTTTTCATAATAAAAAAAAGGGAGGGGTGAGAATTGGTAAAAAGCCCCCTCCCATACTCCTTTCTTTAAGATGCTAGGGAAATTTCTTCATCAGTTTCATCAGCAGAGTATCCTTTAGTGTGAACTTCAAAGTCTTCTCCATCAGCTTCAGAAGCATAAGGAACAAGGTCCATAACCTGAACCCCCAACAAATGACCACTAATACCCTTACGACCACCAAATTCCCAAGGATAAGCCCGATACCTTACATTAACAGTGGACCCATTCCCCACAGCCGTACCCATCATAGTACGTTTCTGTGCATCTACAAGAGTAGGAGCACGATTAAGTTCTCCTGTCTTTTGATTACGAACCTTCCGTTTAACAGTAACGAAGTCACCCCGTTCGTCACCCTTGTTCTTAACATCCAAGCCATCTTCTTTAACGATAGCTAGATTTTCTTTATCCAGATTACAAACATCAATGGACCAAACCCCATCACTATCAAATGTAGTATTGGGTGCTACAATAGAAGCCCAATATGCTGTTCCAGAAATAACATTTACAGATCTTTTTACTTCAGACATTTTTACTTTTCTCCTTTGTTGAATTTAAAATGTATTATCTCATACTTTAAAACAAATGTCAATGATTTTCTTAGTGTGTCTCAGCCCATGTCTCTCCTTCTTTCCATGTAGAATCTAAAGGACAATTAAGTTCCAGTGTTTTCTCTGTGAATTGAATAGCTTCTTTACTTATCTTACCAAATTCCTTTACATCTTTCTTGGCAACTTCAAACTGATACTCATCATGAATGGAAGCTACCAACTTAGCATCAAGGCCAGCTTGTTTAACTCGTTGTGTCATGTTCACCAACCAATCTTTACACACAACTGCTCCTGCTCCCTGTATATAGGTATTCAGGGCAGCATGTGGTGATCTAATCTTTAGAAATCTTCCATCAATCCCTTTTACTTTATGTTTTTTGGAAGCCACATTCTGTATGTTTTGTTTAACTCTTTTCATGGCTGGCATGTTCTTTAAGAATTTCTTTATTAAAGTTTCTCCTGTTTCATAACCACCCCCTACTATTTTACCAATCTTTTCTGGACCTGCTCCATACATAAAAGCATAGATAAAAGTCTTGGCCTGATCCCTATCAGTTAGACCAGCCATTTTCATATTGGCTGTATGTACATCACCATTCAATACTTCATTTGTATATGATTTATCATTCATTATACTGGCAAGTACACGTAACTCAAGACCAGAGGCATCAGTGCCTACCAAAGAATGAGTGTGAGGATTAGGTACAGTCCAACAATCTCTGCATTCATATCCAAATGGACTACGTATGGCTGGTATCTGAGCCATGTTAGGACTGTGATGAGCCATACGACCTGTAA